CTGAAGAGTAATCAGCAAAGTCAGAATACATCTGTTCAACAAGCGATGTTGTTGGAACAATGATAATTGCTTTGCGGTTGACATTTAAATGCCAGCGAAGCAGTGAGTAAATGATGAAAGATTTACCTGATGCGGTGGGAGAAAGAAGTAAAATACGCTCTTGATTTAGTGCTTCTTTTACTGCTTCTGTTTGGTACTCTCGAATCGAAATCGGATTCCCTTTGCTGTGTGAATTAAGGACACTAACAAATTGGTTGACTTGTTCGAGGGTAATGTTGTGGGTTCTGATAGGAGATTTAAAATCTTCATTTGGAATAAATTCGACTTGGTATTCGTTGCGTTTGGAGAACTCAAGTAAGTAATTATACAACCCTGCGTATAGCGTTTTCCTGTGCAAATCATAGAGTCGAATATAGCCATCCCATAACCTCGCTTTATATTGTGGTGTAAATTGATAACCTGGAACGCGAAAACGGAAAAAATCAGAGAGTTGTTGTTCAATGTCTGGCTCACCAAAAACTCTGATAAAAACTTCACTGATTTTTTCAACATATAACTTCATTACATTCCTACTAGAAATTTCTTCCACTCAATACCATTTTTAATTTGATAATCTCGTGATCTAATTTGTGTCATGACAGATTCTAAAAAGTATACAATCGTATTCAAGTATTCAACTTTAACTTCCAGGGTATTTAGTTCCTCGTCTCCCTGAAGAAATTCATCCATCTCATTCTTTAGTGGCTTTACTCCTTGCCATTGTTGCCAACCAAGCGCACTTAATTCTTCCCTGGTCATTTCTCCACGATAATAGCGAAATTTATTTTTTCGCATAACATTGTAGTCGTATTTTGTTTTAGATAGGCGCAACTTAGCATCAATTAAAAATTGAATGTACTTTGCGTGTAGGTTGGGGGTATTGGTAGATGCTTCGCCAAGATGGTCATCATCAATTTTACAATCTTCAGCCCATGCATTTTGTAAATCTTCAAGTCTCATGATATCTCCACATGTAATTACATACTATATTATACTATTTTTTGATTTTTAAGTAAACTTGTAGTATCCAAATCTAAAAGTTGCATCACCAACAAGGTATTGAACATCAGTGTTGGTTGACTGGAATATCAAAGAGGTGATAGAAATGGGAAACAGATCGATAAATTGTATCGTTTGCACTGCTACATTGTTTGATCCCAAAACTTGCATAGTTGCATCAGAATAGTTTTTTGCAAGTTCGCTTGTAATACCACGTGTATCTTCATTTTTGAAGTTTACATATTGGGTGTAATTTTCTGGAAATCCTAATGCAACAATCCAGTTATACAATGATCTGTAGTTTTCCATATCTTCATCAATAAGAAAACGAACATTGAGAGAATCATATGTTAATGTTTCTCCAGGGATTGGTTGAATCGCAAATGGATTGCCAAACTCAGGAGCGCCAAGAGTTAACCCTGGAAGATTAATTTCTTGCGCAAAAAAGTTTAACTTTGGCAATTTTTGTATGCTGAATAAAAATCCGTTAGGTGACAACGGATTAATATTGTTAGGCACTGGGCATGTTAGCGTTCCAGCCATTAGTCATTTTCTCTCTGTTTGTTTAAATGCTCACGAATATCTAATACCTTTTCATTTCTTATCATACTAATAATATCGTTTGTGAGCGTTATCTCTTTTTGAATGTAATACATTTTTTGCTGCAGTTCCTTTAGCTGTTCAGCGTAGAATTGCAACTCTTTCTCTTTTCTCGCTCGCGTATCGAGGAGATCAGTTAAAATGATTACCTTTACGTCGTTCATATTACTATTTAGGAATAAAAAAGGGGAGACCTTTCGATCTCCCCCAATACAGCTTCTAACGTCTGTTTCTTACTAAACCGAATTACATCAGGTTTGTAACTTTAACGCGACGATAGTAGTAGTTCTCGTTAGCTGTCAGACCACCTGAACCATCCAACTCAACGAATGGGTTAGCAACTAGACCATAACGTGTCTTGAAGCCAATCTTTGGTTGGAATGTGTTTGGATCAACAGCACGAACCATCTGGAGAGGAACGTATGGGCAGTAGAACAGACCTGCGTCGAATGCAGAAGTTCCCTTGTAGCCGACAACGAAGAACTGAGAAGCAGCGTTAGCATTTGCTGAATATGGATCAACATAAACTTTATACTTGCCGTTCAGAACACCAGCAAAAGTTGTTGAAGCCTCATCAACATTCAAACCTGTTGACAGAGCTGGAGCGTAATCAAGAACGCCAGCCATTGCCAATGCAGAAGCGACGTCTGAAGAAGTGATAATAAAGTTACCACGACCACGACGTGTTTGCTGAGCAATTACGTTAGCTTCGCGCTCGATTTGGAACATCAGACCCTTGAACTTCTCAACTGACCAACGACCATTTGAGTCGGTGTCAAGGTCGAAAGTACCAGCAGTAGTTGTACCAGCAACAGCACCTGCTTTAGCAGTTGTGTAAATTGTACGGATAACTTCGCGGTTAATTTCAGCCAGGATTTCTGCGGACAGAATATTTGACAGTTCTGCTTCAGCGTCAAGACCATGAACTGACTTCATGTCTTGTGCTAATTCGATTGAGTACTCAGCCTTCAAAGCACGTGTCTTTGCAGTAACTGATGTACGCTCGATAGAGAAAGCCATCTGGTTGAAAGAACCAGCCAATGATGCGCCTGAACCCAGTGCTTCACCTTCAGCTGTTGAAGTACCTGTACCAGTTGTGTAAGAACCATCAACTGGGTTTGAACCCAAGTGTGCGCCTTCGCCTGAGAAGTCTGTATCAGCTTCGTTAAACAGAGCCTCTGTACCGCCCTGTGTTGAGTAGCGTGACTTCATTGCAAAAATCAGACCTGTTGGCTGTGTCATTGGCTGAACGCCAGCGATATCATAAGCGATCAGTTGTGGCATTGCACGACGGACCAATGAAATCAGAACTGGGTCGAATTTAGCGAAACCACCTGTGTTAGCGTAGCCACCAACAGCGTTAGCTGGTGCGCCTGATGCTTCGTTCAGGTACTCAGCTTGCTTGCCCATTTCACGCTCTTGGTTTTCGAGCAGAACAGCTGTAACTTCCTTACGGTAGTTATCTTTAATAGCTGGAAGTGAATCGTGGTCCAGAACTGGTGCCCACTTTTCCATTAATTGTTTGCGATCCATTTTATTTCCTTTTTATTTAAAAGTTGTTTTGCCGAGAGCCTGGACGTAGCGAGAGATAGTTTCGTTTAGAACTTTCTGCTCAACGATTGGCTCGTCTGTAACGACAGACTTAACATCTGCGTTTGCCTTAGTTACAAAGTAATTTTCGCGGATTGTCTGGAGTTTTGTTGAGAAAGACTCAACATCCTCATATGATAATTCTTCAGCAAGACCTTGGAACTTCTCAACTTCAGTATCAGTCAGACCTGCTGATGCTTCTTTAATAGCAGCAACACGTTTCATTGCATCGAGCTCAGATTTGATAGCGATGCTTGTTTCAACTGATTCAGTTAGTTTGGATTCAAGTTCTTGAACTTTAGATTCCATCTCACCAAGAACATCATACTTCTCTTCAGGGATGTCAATGTAATGCTCTTCGAAAAGAGACTTCATACCACTGACAAAACTTTCAAGAATATCAGACTTCATACCAGATTCAAGGGCAAGTGCATTTTGTTCCATCCACTGCTCGACCATAAGACCGAGATAACCATCAATCTTCTCAACAAGACCCTCTTGAATTTCTTCAACCTGCTCAGCAAGTTTTGCTTCATATTGCTCTTCGAGAGCAGCAACTTCTTGCTTGACGCGAGTAACAACTGCTGCTTCGAAAATTGTAGCTGCTTTGGCTTTAAACTCTTCTGAGAGTTCTTCGCCGTTTACAAGCGCAGCAACATCTTCTGAAACATCAACTGCAATTTCTTCTTTTTGCTCAGAAACAGTTTCTTCAGCAACAACTTCTTCTGATGTTTCTTCTGCAACGATCTCTTCAGTAGTTTCAGCTACTGTTTCTTCGATCTGCTCTTCTGCTTCGAGTTTCTTAGACTCTTCAAGCAGTTCGCTAATTTTTTGTTCGATAGACATTCGTTTATCTCCTGTGAATTTCTATTGAGATCCCTCAATAATATTATTTAGTCTTATTTAATTTTCTGTAAAAAATATTGGAACGCTTGAATCTTACGCTCCTCCAACTGAATAGAATTAGCTCTTCTAATAGCAGCTTGCATCTGACTCAAGTCTTTTTCCACAAATTTTCCATCAACCATAACCCACTCTTTTGACTCCATTACGCCTTCAACGAAAGCATCTGGAGCTGAAGGATCTGCAACGATATCTGCAGCTGTGGCAAGCATAAAATCCTCACCAACTTCCGCAACACCTTCTTTATTTGTTTTAAGTGTACCCATACCTCTTGAAGAAACACCTAATGTTGCACCACCATCCAAAAGTCCTTTAACGATATTCCCCATAGGGGTATCTAAAATCTTTGCTTTACCAATATAATTGGAACCTTCTTTTTGAAGATTGACGATTAAGTGTGAAACACGATCAAGATTAATTGATGGTGTGTCTGGATGACCCAATTCGCCATAAGCACGATTTTTCTTGATATATTCTTCTGTATAACGATTAACTTCTTTATCCATAACTGATTCAGGATAAACACGTCCATTACGATTTTTTAAATTTGATTGGAGAAAAACTCCTTCGATAAAATACTGTTTACCTTTACCGAGTTTTTCTTCGACAATAAAATTTGTTGTTTCGAATACTTCTTTAATAAGTTTCATGATGATTCCTTACGCTGAAATAGAGGTTTGATCATCATAGATACCGTATTGCTCTGGCTGAATCTTAGTATTGTAACCAGCGGTTTTACGAAGTCTTAACCAGC